ATGGCTTCCTTTTTCTCTACTTCAATATCATTGATGGAAATAGAGACTTCAGCAAGCACTTCTTTCTTTTGTGCAAGTTCATCTGGCGTGAATCGATGTGTATATCCGATTTTCTCTATCGCGTCTGCATTATCTTGAAGAAACTGCCACCGTTCCTGTTCAGGGATATCCTGTCCTAAAAATTTGTCCATATTACTTATACCTTTTTATTCCCGATTTATCATAAAACTTTCTTGCAGTACCCATAGCATTGTAAACTGGAATATAGCTTCTTTGAGAAGCTTTCTCTATTTGGTGAATGCCGCTGGATTTAGGGTTGATTGATTTTTCAGGATGAAAGAATCTTGCTACATCTTGTGGAAATTTTCTTTTTTTCATAATCTCAATTTTTAAATAAAACCATTATTACGTTCTACTTCTTGTTGTGCGTAGATAAGCATCTGCTGTTCGTTTGCCGCAGGGAGGTAGATGCCCGCCACGGATGCGCTCCAGTTGCGGAAACGGTCAATGCTCAAAGTCATTTCACCGGTGGTCAGCTCGGCTGAACTTCTCAGATAAGTTACCTCTTTGCCTTTTTTATTGACCGTCTTTCTCTCAAACAAATCACGGTTGCAAGTCCTTTTATAGAAGTCAATTTTGGCTTCGTCAAGGCTGCAACCGTACTCACTACCGAAATACCCTAAAAGAAGGTGCAGATAGCTGTTTTGTGCTAAAGTCCGGTTAGGATGTTTCTTTCTTAGTTCAACTACGGCACGCTCTTTGAACAGCTTATTTACATACGCCTTGAATTTGGGTACATCATATTCATTTTTTAAATTAAAAATACTCATGTCTAGAATGGTAAGTCATCTTTGGGGTTGCCGTTTGCATCCACTTCTGGAGGAAACTGTGGTGACATCGATGTTTGTTGGCTTATTGGTTGCTGCTGTGTCTGTGAAGCTGGCTGGATTGCCGGTTGGTGTGCCTGCCGCCTTGCTTCAAGTTTGTAGCATCTAATTGAAGTCATACGTCTAAGCTCGCCATCTTGGTTAGTCCAGGATCTACCTTGTAAAGCAAAAGAAACTGTTATAATATCGCCAATCTTGAACTGGTCCAATTCGGCGCATTTGTCACCTGAAACCTCTAGTGGCAGGATGTTTTCATACTCGCTGCGCTCGCCTGTATATGGATCATAGGTCGTTGCATCCAGCAGGAACTCACGCTTAAGAAATGGGCTGCCGCCGTTTTTGGAAGGTATCTGGATAATCTGGCTTATTCCAATTATACGCCCTGTAATCTGGTTACTCATCTTCAGCAAAAATTTTCTTGTCTGTTATCAAATCTCTGTTATCGTTCAAGAACCTGATAAACTCCTCGCAATGATCAGTAATAATAGGTATGTCACGTTCTGGTACAAATGTGTAGCTTTCTGTATAAGTGGATTTGAAGTCTGTGATGTTATACTCAAACGACCTGACATCATTACCATTCTGCATAAGACAGTACGGATAAATCATGTGCTGCCAGTGATCCTTGAACTTACCGACATAGTAACTGCCTGTTGTCTTTATATCGTGGACTGACATCGGTAAAAGTTCGTCTATGTAACCATATAGAAGTACATTACCAAAACACGTTGGCAAAATTGCCTCTACTCGTTGCTGAGTTAATGCGCCTTTATAATAGTCTGCGAACTCACGGCATAGAGAAATTGGAAAATCAAATTGACGGTTCTTATAGGTGACTCTTAGTCCGATTATGGCCTGTCTGCCATCCTGCATGTCTGATAGTAGTCTTTCTACCTGAACCTTTTCTGATTTCCGATTTTCAATCATGCAGTCGACCACCTCATTGAAAGCCGTCCCCTTATCAGCTGCTTCGCTGTCGAACGGGACACGGTTTATCGTATCTATCAGGCGTTGGAACTGTAGATCTTTAAATTCGTCTGGGGTATGTGGGGGATTCTCACTGAATCCCCAATATTTGCCCCATACCACATCGCTTTTCAGATATCCGGTAAAGGTATCGAGAAGCGTTGCATAGAATTTGAATTTAGGCTGCTTTGTCTGCATAAGTCTTAGTTTCTTTATCGAATATAAGCCCAAGGGCATTTACCTTTGCAGAGAAAAGACGTCTTGCCATACTTAGAGAACTTCCAACATGTTCGAAGTTGTTTATCCTCGAAGCAAAGTCGTTGGCAGACTGTGCGTCCGTTATCATTTCTATATTATCTTTTATCTCTTCAATGACTTTGTCGTAGCGTGCACGCTCTTCTTTTTTAACCTGCAGCATGTTGAGATAAGGCATGATGACTTTTGTGCTTATAAAATCATTCTTTGCAGTCGGGTTGCCGTTTTTGTCTAGAATGCTTGGCACAAACATTACGCCCGGCAGGTTACAGGTGTTCTTGCCGTCGTTGCGTGATGTCGGATCGAACGTGACAGTACGTTTTTGTACACCGTTCTCGTTGCGCATCTCAAGATATCCGAGCAAGTCAAGTTCTGTAACGATTGAGTTGTATGATTTTTCACGCAAGGCAGGGATAAATACAGTGTCGTCTCCATCTTTTCTCGTGTCTCTGTGAGCTACAAATACCACGTTTTTGTTGAGCGACGAAAGCGTGCGTGTCATCCAAGAAAATTCGGCGTTGATGCCACCCCAGTCCCTGATTTGTGGCTGGCGTGTACCGCATTTATAGGTGATGATAAAATCCATCATCTTGCCGATTGTATCTACCACGATAGTCTGGTATGTAGATAAGTCTTCTTGCAATACCTGCTGGACATCCTGCCATGAACTTACCTGAACGATGTCAATACCATCCAAGTGAGCCATATTTACACGCTTCACACCATTGTCAAAGTCGAGTAGCAATGGTTTTGGTGCGCTTAATGCTACTGTCGTATTGTGTGTTACAATATAATTATCTGTTACATACAATTGATCTTCATTAGACACTTTTATGCAAACGCACTCACAATCATCAACACGGGTAGCATCAATAATGTATCTCGACACTTTTGCCTCGTTCCATTGAGCGGCTTTTCTTCTCAAAGAAAATGGACATATTTTAATTCTCATGCTTACTCTGTACTCGTCACTTTTATCCTCTCTTTCGTAGACATGAACATTGGCAATTCCACCAAGAGAGTTTACAAGCTCTACTACATCGTAGGCCAATATTTTACTGCTGGTTGAAAAATAAATCCTGTTCTTGCAGGCAAAGCCATCGGTATCCATTAAGCCACGCAATAAAGAAAGACGTTGGTTCTTGCTTCCGTATTTATAAATATCAGGGATAAATTTATCACCTGACTTTACATCCAGTCCCAAACGCTTTAAACGCTGAATGTAGCCTTCTCCATCTCCTTTGCGTACAATACCATACTGAGGACAATTTGGAGCATCGTTCTTTTTTAACTCATATTCGCATGGCAATACGTCTTTTACCGTTTCTGCGATTTGGTTGTCCATATCAGGATTTGAAAATAATGCAACGTTTCCGGTCAAAGAACCATCGCCGATAAGAACACCAAGAATGTAAGGACTGACTTCATATTCACGTTCTGGAAATTCCATAGCATCTGCCACTGGGATTTCAAACCGTGGCATCGCCTTTCTTCCGGTACGTTCCTCTCTTGGAGTCTGTTTACAGACAATTCCTTTTGATAACATTTCTTTTAAAGTCAGATTCTTAAAACCTGCTTTTCTACTGTTACCTGAACTGGCACGAACATTCCAAATATGTTCTTCATCACAATAAGTAATAGCCCCATCATTTGTTGTTACTTTATAGACAGGCCGAACACCTTGCGGATATACACCGATAACTTCTTGAATTTTTCCATTCTTACCCATTACCTTATCGCCGATTGAAATATCAGCAAGTTTTTTGTACCCATGTGGGGTTAATACCTGACAATACAAAGGTTGGGCTTTTCCCATACCAGCTTGACCGTATATCATCATTTTTACTGTTGATGGGATTACTAATTCGTTTGATTTCTTAATAAGTGACATAATCCAAAAAATTAAATTGTTAATAGTATTTCTTTTGTTTCTTGTTCAATTCTGGTCTGGTCTATATATGGCATCTTGCCATTGTCATCAAGAGTGCATAATTCGACATCAATTATACGGCAATCAGAATTAGTCGGGATAAATCCGCCTGTGCCATTATAATAGTCGTCCTCTGTGTACCCGTCGACAGTCACATCAACTGTCAATATCAGCGTCTCGTCTTTCTTTTCGACTGACACTGCTGATATTCCGGCATTAGCGCAATCGGCACATTTGCGTGCCAAATCTGCGTAGTCGCGTTCGTAAAGTTTCATAATAAAATCTTATACCATATTTTATACAAGCTCTTGCCGTATTCGGCTGAGAACCATAGAAAAGCTACTGCTAAGGCAGTGGCATCGCCTGTATGGCAGGCATAAATAAATGCTATAATGTTTACAGCTAAAACCATCTTTTTCATATATTGATTATTTTGATTATTCTACAAGATCCTGCCGCGTCATCACGACGTAGCAGGCTAAGAAAAATATTCAGTTCTCAAGTAATTCTTAATAACTGACTGTTATGTATTTCATCTTGTCGTGGCCGAGAGAGGACTCGAACCTCTAACCTCGCGGACCATTCCGCGGCTCTACACTTTGAGCTACCCGGCCTTTGCATGAACTTCACAGTGGATGCAGTCAAGAAAAATGATAAAAACTAGAAACTTATAAAATTGGTACCCTGTGCCCGGTTCTACCGCAGTCTCAATGGACAGCACAAGGTTATTGTAAAAGATAAAGCATCAGCCGAAATGGTCGCCCAAACCATGCCCTTTATAACCTTTTCCTTTAGGATGGACATATTGCGTAGCATTTAGCTAAATCTTAGGTCTTCAGAAATTCACGGCATTATTGCCGTAAACACATAACTGGTAAACTCATTAGTTACATGACACTTATTTTTTCATGCATGTCCAGTCATGATTTAAATTTTTGCGCTTTGTTACCGATTATATTTTTAGCCCTACTTGCGTCCTCGCATACGGCTATAGATTGTTAGTCTTGCCGTCTGCTTCGCTTTCGTATTTTTCAACATGTCAAAGAACGCCTGTCACGTGTGGTGCCGCCGCTCTCGCTGCGTGATGCGAGCCTTCAGCTCTCCCGGCACCTTCAATGCTAGCAGTTGTCCATCCACTCACGAAGCGCGCTTTCTTTGAAAACATGTCGCTTGCCCTGCTTAACATGAGGTATTTCTGTTACCTTCTTATATAGCGTGTTCAGCGGCATGCCGAGCAGCTTGGCGGCTTCTTTGGCGTTCAGATACCGCTCAGGTGTAATCATTTGCGGCTTGAATCCGTTCTTTTCAAATAACTTGAACAGTTCTTCTGCTATCATGCGCGCTTCAGTTCTCGTCATATCACATACAAATTGAAATTAAATTGGCTTTCTTAAAGCATCTGTATTCTTGTCTTTCAGTGTCGAAGTAAACCTGAACGGTGTCGTTTCTCTTTCTGTTGTCACCGCTTGTGGCTGGTATCAGGT